ATTCCAGCTCAGATCCGTAATATGGTTCATATTATGTACATGTTCCATTCGCCTGATTTCGAATTACTTAAGTCGAATGATTCAATGAAAGTAGTACATGGCGATTATCGATTGCATTGTATTACTAAATGCAATATGCAGGAAGTAACTCCGGATGGGTATAAACATGACAAATAATACAATATACATTGTCGATTTAGAAGCGGTAGAAACTAGATATACTGCTCAATGGAAGACTCATATTCCTAAATTGTTACTGGAAACGGTAACTGCAGATAAAATCGTAACAATATCCGGACCTACAGATATTCCTGATGCAACGACGCCTGGAGCCTTTTTAAACTTTGGCGGTACGAATATCTACAAAAGTGATCAGATGATGCAGATTGCTAGGCTATTTACTGAAGGTAAAGTCAAAGAAGGTGATCATTTTATTTATACGGATGCCTGGAATCCTACGATATTGCAACTAAAGTATATGAGTCAGTTGTTACAGATTCCTGTAAAGATTCATGGCCTATGGCATGCTGGTAATTATGATAAAAATGATTTTTTAGGGCGTCTGATTACTAATCAATGGGTGACAGATGCTGAGTTCGCCATGGCACGTGCTATTGATTACAACTGGTTCGCATCAGATTATCATATCAAGTTGTTTAGAGATACATTTGGTTATGCAGATATAAAATGTTTTCGTACAGGATGGCCAATGGAGTATCTAAAAGATCTCATTAAAAAAAATCTTAAACGCGATTTAATACTTTTCCCTCATAGAATTGCACCGGAAAAGCAAGTTGAGATATTTAAAGATTTGGCAAAGCAGTTGCCTGAATATAAGTTTGTTATTTGCCAAGAAGAAGAATTATCTAAAGATCAATATCATAAGCTACTTGGACAAAGTAAAATGGTATTTTCGGCAAATTTACAAGAGACGTTGGGTATATCATGTTACGAAGGTGCATTGGCAGGCGCAATGCCATTAGTTCCAGACCGTTTAAGTTATACAGAAATGTATGATGATACGTTTAAATATCCAAGTGAATGGACAGAGTCATACGAAGCGTATGAAGCTAATAAAGATAAATTAATTACACATATACGTATTATGATGAATGAGTTCGATCGTAAAGTAAACACAATTGCTGCCCAGGCAGAGTTTTTACACGATCAGTATTTTTCATGTACAGGTTTACAGAGATTGTTAAATGGACAAGCCTAAAGAGTTTATATATTTTCCGTCATTATCTGCCGGCGGATTTGCCTCTGCGTTGATAAAAGACCAAAAACTTTCATCGGGGGTTTCTTGTAGATTTTATTCTGATGAGTATCCGGAAGAATTTCGACATAAATATTTTCTTGTAACTGCAGGACATTACTATAAGAAAATGGATATACGTCAACAAATGGGTTTAGGTAAAGATGTATTAGTCTTTGGCGACTCTGGTGGCTATCAAATTGCAACTGGTGCATTGAAGTATAGCAATGATTTACGAGAGAAGATTTTTCATTGGTTAGAGGCTAATTCCGATGTTGCAGCGAATTTAGATATACCACCTAAGACGGTATACGAGAATAAGTTTTATCAATGTGCTGACATTAGCTTTGATAATTTCGCATGGTTTGAAAAACACCAGTCTGGTAAGACTAAGTTTCTTAATATGTTGCAAGGATCTAATCCTCAAGAATATGATTGGTGGTATCACAAGTTTAAGCATTTTGAGTTCTCCGGTTGGGCAATTGGCGGTCCGCAAAAGTTAGTTGATTTTATGTGGGCATTGGCATTAATGCTTAAAAATAGAGAATTTGAAAATAAAAATTTAGAGTATCTGCATTTGTTAGGTATTTCAAAATTATCAGATTTCTTTATTTTATCGACGATTCAAAAGTTGATGAATAAGCACTTTGATAATAGAATAACAGTTACAACGGATTCTAGTTCTCCAGGACAATATCCTGTATATGGAACGTATTTACATTCGCATAATATCAAAAAATTATCATTCTCAGATGTATATATGCCAAAAGGCGATAACATTCCAGAATTAGAAAAGGATGTACATGTACCGTGTAGTTTAGATTGCCCGGCATGTAAAGACTTTGTTTGGGGTATGTTAGAAGAGTATAACAAAGATGCCGTACCGCGTATGGTTTTGCATAATGTTCATCTATTCCAGCATTCCATTAAAGAAGTAAATAAAATAGTAGCCGCTCATCCAGAAGTAGCTCAATATATGGTACCTGACAACTTAGCTGCAGTACTGCGTAGTATTCATGAAATGTTTGAAGATCCTGATAAAGCGATTACAACATATGAAAAGTATAAGCAATACTATCAAAAGTTTGGAGGACAAAGTATTACAACAATCAATAAAGATATTTTTAATCAGTTTTTTGAAGAGAAGAAATAATGAAGAAAACAGACTTACTAAACTTCGTAAGCCGCTATCATTTAGCAGGAGCAACGACATCAGTGAAATGGGAGGTTCCTGGAGATGGCGTTGTTAAGACAAAATTTATTACGGATGATCAGAATGTTATTGGCGAAGTGACTCTTAACAATGATGCGTTAGATAATGGTTCTGAAAAAGAGCTAGGCGTATATGCAACGCCTCAGTTAGTCAAAATGTTATCAGCTGTAAATGAGGATATTGACGTAAAAATTAATTCAATTGATTCTAAAGCAGTTTCAATGGGCATTAAAGATAAGGACATGAATATGACATTTATGTTAGCAGACTTGTCAGTAATTAGACAAGTACCTGATCTAAAGAATACGCCAGATTGGAATGTGACTGTTGATATTGATAAGGACTTTATGACTAAGTTCATTAAAGCAAAAAATGCATTGCCAGAGTCAGAAAACTTCGGTGTTCGATGTGAGAACGGCCGTGTTGAATTTATTTTGAATTATTCTTCTATTAACAATAATCGTATTACATATGGATTCAATAATGAAAGTTCAGATGATATGTCAGTTGTATGTTTCTCATCAAATCTTCTTAAAGAGATTTTGACGGCAAATAAAGATGCTACTACTGGTAAGTTAGAAGTATCGTCCGCCGGCTTAGCTCGCGCTTCGTTTGAAACGGCCGGTGAATTTGAGTCTACATATTATTTGGTACAATTGCAAGCTAGTTAATTATGATTGACGTAAAATTTAAAAAGTTAACACCTAAGGCAGTTACACCATCATATGCAAAGCCAGGAGATGCGGGTATGGATGTAACTGCGGTAGGCCATAAGATAGACCCGAACAATAATTTTATAGAATATCATACGGGGTTAGCATTAGAGATTCCGGAGGGATATGTAGGATTGCTGTTTCCTCGTTCATCTGTATCTAAAACAGATCTTCGATTGGCTAACTGTGTAGGTGTAGTAGATTCAGGGTATCGGGGTGAAATTACATTTAGATATAAGTTTCAAAAAGATGCATATTTTGCTAGTCTTAAACGATATCAAGATGGAGAACGAGTCGGTCAATTAGTTGTAATGCCATATCCACAAGTCAATTTGATAGAAGCAGAAGAATTATCAGAAACAATGCGTGGCAAAGGAGGTTACGGGTCAACAGGTAAATAAAATGTTCGGAAGTCAAGAAAACACTCTATGGGTTGAAAAGTTTCGGCCTGGTACATTAGATGGATATGTAGGCAATGAGTCTGTAATTGATAAGGTAAAGGTATACATCGAATCCGGCGATGTACCGCATTTGCTTTTTTATGGACAGGCTGGCACTGGTAAAACGACATTAGCAAAGATTATTGCAAATAATGTCGATGCTGATATTATGTATGTAAATGCATCTGATGAAAATAATATTGAAACGGTACGTACTAAAATTAAAAACTTTGCTAGTACTGTAGGATTTCGTCGTTGGAAGATTGTTATCTTAGATGAGGCCGATTACATGACGCCGAATGGTCAAGCCGCATTACGTAACCTTATGGAGACGTTTAGCAATACGACTAGATTTATTCTTACATGTAATTATGTAGAAAAGATTATCGACCCTATCCAAAGTAGATGTCAAGTGTTTGGCATTACTCCTCCCAATAAAAAGGAGGTGGCTAAGAGAATAGTAGACATTCTACAAGAGTTAAAGGTGGAATATACCAATGAGGATCTTGTATCTATCATTAATGCCGGCTATCCGGATATTAGACGTGTTCTAAATTCATGCCAACGGCAAGTGATTGCAGGTAAGTTAGTAGTAGATGATAATAGCATTATCCAGGCTAATTATATGACAAAGATCTTAGATATTCTTACATCAGATCAAAGTAAAAAAGATATGTTCAAATTGATTCGTCAAATAATTGCAGACAGCCGAGTAAAAGATTTTACGGCGTTGTATAAGTTCTTATTTGATGAGATCGATAATTATGCTAAAGGGCACATTGCCAGTGTAATCTTGATCTTAGCAGAACAGCAGTATCAAGACGCATTTGCCGTAGATAAAGAGTTACATGCAATGGCTACTATTGTTAAGTTATTAAACGAAGTAAAGTAAGGAGTTTTAAAATGGCAAAGAAAATTTATATGAATGCCGATGCACGTGCTAAACTCAAGCAAGGAATTGATGCGTTAGCGGATGCAGTGAAAGTAACATTAGGACCTAAGGGACGGAATGTTATTATTGATAAAGGAGCATTGTCGCCTGTAGTAACAAAAGACGGTGTATCAGTCGCAAAACATATTGAACTAGAAGATTCGATTGAAAATATTGGTGCTAGACTTATCAAGGAGGTTGCTTCTAAAACAGCAGATTTAGCTGGTGATGGAACTACAACAGCAACTGTAATTGCACAAGCTATTATAACTGCAGGCCTAAAAAATGTTACTGCCGGTGCAAATCCAATGGATTTAAAGCGCGGCATTGATTTGGCCGTAGAAGCTATAGTTAAAGAACTAGATGAAATGGCAATAGAAGTCGCATCGGATTCAGATCAAATAAAACAAGTTGCTACGATCTCAGCAAATAGTGATGAATCTATTGGAAGTATTATTGCACAGGCTATGACAGAAGTTGGCATTGATGGTGTTATTACTGTCGAAGAAGCTAAAGGCATGGAGACAGAACTGCGTACTGTTGAAGGAATGCAATTTGATCGTGGTTATTTATCACCGTACTTTGTTACGGATAGCAATCGAATGGAAGCAGTTTATGAGGATGCATTTATCTTATTATATGAGAAAAAGATTTCTAATATGGCCGAATTGTTACCTGTATTAGAATCAGTTATTCAGACTGGCAAACCATTATTAATTGTAGCAGAAGATGTAGATGGAGAAGCATTAAGTTCTTTAGTAGTTAATAAAGTACGTGCTGGATTTAAAATTGTAGCTGTTAAAGCTCCAGGATTTGGCGATGCACGTAAAGAAATGTTACGAGATATTGCTGCAATAACAGGCGGAACAGTAATTTCGCAGGAGATAGGCAAGACCTTAGATCAAGCAACAATTGAAGATTTAGGATTGGCAGAAAAAATTACGGTATCTAAAGATGCGACAACGATTGTTAATGGATTTGGCGAAGAAGCCGATGTGAGTGATCGTATTGATAGTATTAAGGTGCAGATTGATTCTAGTAAATCAGACTATGAGACAGAAAAACTCCAAGAACGATTAGCTAAATTAGTAGGTGGCGTGGCAGTATTATCAATCGGCGCAGCCACGGAGGTAGAGATGAAGGAAAAGAAAGATCGTGTTGATGACGCATTACATGCTACAAGAGCAGCAATTGCCGAAGGTATTGTACCTGGCGGAGGCACTGCACTACTCCACGCTGCAAATAAACAAAAAGATTTAGGAAAAGATTCCAATCAAGATATTAAATATGGTATTGATATTGTACGACGAGCAGTCGAAGAGCCTATTCGCCAAATTTGTTACAATTCGGGTGTTGACGGCTCTGTGGTAGTACGGGATGTATTAGAGTCAGGATTAGGATATAATGCTCAAACAGGAAAATACGAAGACTTGATCGAGACGGGAGTTATAGATCCTAAGAAAGTGACACGTGTAGCGTTACAAAATGCCGCTTCAATAGCATCACTTGTGTTGATGACTGAGTGTGCAGTAGTAGAAATACCAAAAGAAGAAAAAGAACAGCCTGCATATGGTATGTAAGTTGATAAAAAGATTATATATTAGGAAATATAATGGATAAAAAAGAAAGAGCAATGCAGGCACGTGGCATGAAACCGTTACGTGCAGAAGATTTAATCGATATCATATGTGAGTCATGCGGAGGACGATTCTTTAAAGAAGTTCAGTCATTTAAACGCGTGCCTGCACTTCTTTCTCCGACTGGTAAAGAACAGATTATGCCAGTGCCTACTTTTAGATGTGATGACTGCGGCCATATTAATGAAGAGTTTATGCCTAAGTAATGACTAAGAAACCGAAAACTATATTTGATCATCTCGCCGGCATTAGTCATAAAAAAGATGAATGGAATTCACTGACAGAAGCAGATCAAAAATCTTTTTCGCCATATTTAATTAACAGATGGCTATCGATGCAATACGATCTAATTGAGGTTGTGGATGCATTGCAGAGGTTTACTATAGGCCCATTATCGACAAAGCATGTATATCAGTTATATTATGACGTTTTGCCAGCAAAGCGTTATTTTGCAAAATATATTAAAGGTAAGGCATCTGTTAAATTTGACAAGGAGTTATTGACACTGATAGCAAATCACTTTCAGATATCAAAACAAGAAGCTACTGATTATCTAGAAATATGGTTAACGTCAGATGCCGAGCCTCTCAGAGAGATCTTACGTAAATATGGTAAAACGGACAAAGAGATAAAGAAATGGCTATAAGCAAATTTATACGAGAAACAAAAAACAAAGTAGAACTTTCAGAAACTGTACATCACCCCGATCATTATGGCGGCGAAGATAATATTTACGAAGCTATAAAAGTTATTGAAGCTTGGGGATTAAATTTCGCATTAGGAAATACAGTTAAATACATTTCACGAGCCGGCAAAAAAGATCCTAACAAGACGCTAGAAGATCTAGAAAAGGCACTTTGGTATTTAGAACG